TGTAAGTAAATCAGGAGGGCTTTTAGTATTTACTAGCGTAGCTGTAGCTACTATTTAACATTACCTTTTTATTAGGTACTAGAGAGAGGTCATGAAAAATTGACCTCTTTTTTTTTTACCTATCTTTGTGAAAAGACTATTAATGATAAATGCTGTTAGAAATACAGTTTTAGCAATATTAAATAAGAATAATTACGGTTACATATCGCCTGCTGATTTTAATCTTTTTGCTAAACAAGCTCAATTAGACATATTTGATGAATATTTTATTTCTTACAACCAGCAAGTTAATGAAGAAAATGCTAGACTTTCTGGCACGGGATATGCTGATATAAAAAAAGGCTATGAAGAGGTTATTGACACTTTTTCAGTAACGGGATCATTAGCTAACACATCTACAAATGTTTACACGGTACCGACCAGCGCAACAACAGGATCAGATTATTATTTGTTAAATAAAATATTAATATATAGTAAAACAATTTCAACTGGAACAACCACTGGAGTATCGGGAAATAATACTTTAGTTGATGCCACTGCAACCTTTCAAACTGATGGAGTTTTAGTGGGCGATGTAGTATCTGTTATAATTAATGCTTCTAATGTTTCAAACCTTACTGTTACAGCAGTAACAAATAATACACAAATAGTTGTCACCCCTTCTCTATTAAACACTTCTCCTTTAGCTTACTCGATTTATAGACCTTCCGACTTAACTAGTGAAGCGGAGTCCGTTAGTCATAGTAAAATTACATTGTTAAATAAATCATCTTTAACCTCACCCAACGCAACCTATCCTGCTTATACATTAGAGGGGAATTCAATCTCTATATTTCCAACCACAATTAATAATGTCGGTCGTGTGACTTCGCAATATATAAGATATCCAAAAGACCCAAAGTGGACTTATATAAGTCTATCGGGAGGTGAACCTTTATTTGATCAAACACAAACTGATTTTCAAGATTTTGAACTTCCGGAGGACGATGTAAATAATCTTGTAGCTCGAATTTTACAATACGCAGGTCTTTCTATAAGAGAAATATCAACGGTACAGTTTGGTCAAGCGTTAGAACGACAAGAAACACAAGAACAATAAGATGGCATATATAAATCAAAAAAAATATTACACTAATGACGGTGTTGTACCAACTGATTTGAATTGGGGTTCATATCAATACATAAGCTTAAAAGATATAGTAAATAATTTTTTACTTATGTATGATGGAAATCATTCACTTATTAACAATGAAGAAAGGTTTAAGATATTATTTCACGCAAAAAGAGGTATTCAAGAATTAAACTACGATGCGTTTAAAGAAATCAAATCATTACAACTTACAGTGTATTCAGACTTGAGATTTGTTATGCCTTCCGATTATGTTAATTGGGTTCGAATATCTTTATTTAAAAATAACACCATAAGACCACTGCTTGAGAATATTCAAGTTCAATCAGCGCTATCATACGTACAAAGCGCTACGTCTTCCTTTACTTACGATGCAAACGATAATGTTAACACTCAAACATCAAGTATAGATACAGCTAGAACTGACGGTTCATTAAACAGTATATACTTAAACCAAGCTAATCTTGATCAAGATAACAATCCACCTTATAATGAGGATTTTTATGATACGCATATAGGGGCCCGTTACGGCCTTAACACAGAGACAGCCAACATGAACCCTACCTTTACTATAGATAAGAAAGCAGGAGTTATTAATTTTAACTCAACGATGGCAAATGAGCAGTGTATATTGGAATACATATCAGACGGTATGGAGGGAGGAGATGATTCTTTAATTACTGTAAATAAATTATTTGAAGATTATATATATGCTTTTATCAAATACGCAATACTAAATAATAAATTTGGAGTTCAGGAATACATAATTAATCGTGCACGAAAAGACAAAACTTCCTTGTTGAGAAATGCTAAAATTAGATTAAGCAATATTCATCCGGGTAGATTGTTAATGAATATGCGCGGAAATAATAAGTGGATTAAATAGAATGGCAAATCTTCAGAGAAATTTTATTAAAGGAAGAATGAATAAAAGCCTTGATGAAAGGCTACTTCCCAATGGTGAATATATAGACGCTCTTAACGTTAGGCTTGGTTCCACTGAAGATAGCGAGATAGGGTCCGTAGAAAATTCGAAAGGTAATACAGTCTTAACTCAACTTTCATATTCAGGAGCTGATACTAGTCTAGCAGCTCGATGCATAGGGGCTTTCGAGGATGGTGTGAATCAAAGGATATATTGGTTTGTACACGATCCTTCTTTTACTTTAGGCTTGCCACAAAAACTAGATTTAATTGTTTCATACAATGTTCATACAAGTAACTTAACGTACCACATTATTAGCATTAATGACGGAAGTGACACCTCTACCACTCTTAACTTTAGTTCTGATAGTTTAATAACAGGGGTTAACTTGGTCGACGATCTGCTGTTTTTTACTGATAATTTAAATCCTCCTAGGGTAATAAACATAAACAAAAGCTATGATGTTCCAGTAAATAATATAGATCAATTTATTGCTGAAGATATATTAGTTATAAAAAGACCTCCTGTTGAAGCGCCAACCTTAAAACTTTTTAATGTCGCGGGACAACAAGATAATTTCTTAGAAGAAAGATTTATTTCTTTTGCTTATCGTTATAGATATTCAAATGGAGAGTATTCTGCGACATCTCAGTTTAGCAAGTATGCGTTTGACCCTGGAACTTTTAATTTTAGCTTTAATAGTTTTTTAAATGAAGGAATGAAAAACAGTAAGAACGCTGTTATCATAACATTTAATGCCGGAGGACCTTTAGTAAAAGATATACAATTATTATTTAAAGAGTCTACGACCAATACTATTAAGGTAATAGAAACTTTTAATAAGAGTAATTTAGGTTACGCAGATTTTAATAATTATACTTTTACTTTTGATGAAAGTAAAATATTTACCGTTTTACCTGAAAGCGAAATATTAAGGTTATTTGATAATGTTCCTAAGATAGCCAAAGCTCAAACTATTATGGGCAACAGACTTGTTTATGGAAACTACAAAGATGGTTATGATTTAGTAGATAAATTTAATGATCCATTAAAATTAGAATTTATTTCAAATCTAACTTCTCAACCAATAGATGTTGAGGCTATAAATACGCCCGTAGGCCCACATACATATACAATAAATACCTCTCAAACTATTATAAACCCTGTTTTATATATAGATTTATCTAATTTTGAATTAATAAAAGGTTCTGTTGTTACTATAGATTTTAGAATTATACATAAATCATTTTCTGGTAATACTCCCGGTGGAACCACACCACCAACTGATTTAATATTTGAATACATTCTTCCTCAAGATTTTGCTAATGTATATTCATTAGCCACAAGTACAGATTTTATAGAAAAAGTAGGAACTGCTACAAATATACAAACTGTTCCTAATGCGAGTCTTGGAACAACCCTAACAGACCAAGTTAACGCCGCTATCCCATCATCCTTAGGAACGTATACCAAAACAGCAAGTGGTATTACAGCGGACGGTGAACCTATTGCAATTATTGCAGAACCAACAAATAACACCATTGGATTAGTTTTGATTGCAATGAAATATGTTGATGGTTCAAACATTGCTTACGAATATTATAATATAAATTTTGCTTCTGGTGATTATCAAGGAAAGAACAATATATTAAGTTTACATAGTAACCGAGGGTATGAGATTGGCATTGTTTATATGGACGAATATAACCGCTCATCTACAGCTTTAGTAAGCCCAAGCAATACTATTCAAGTCCCCTGTGCTAATTCTGTAAACCAAAATAAAATTCAAGTTACTATACCAATACAGCAGCTAGCACCAAAGTGGTCGACAAGATATAAGTTTGTTATAAAACCATCTGAAGACACTTACGATACTATTTACTCCAACATATATTATAAGCCTGTAGGATCAAGTTTTGTTTGGTTTTTACTAGAGGGGGAAAGTTCAAATAAAATAGAAGAAGGAGATCGTTTAATAGTTAAATCTGACAGTCAAGGTCCAGTTTTAAGATGTGTGGAAACTACGGTTTTAGAAAAATCGGCTCAAATAGCAGATTTCATAACAGCTAAAGATGATAGCGGTAATACCATATCGATTGCTGCTGGTACATACATGAAGTTAAATCCAAGTAACTTTTCAGCTGCCGTTACAGATAATGGAATAGTTGCTCCAGGGTCTAAGTACACCGCTAGAAATGCACCTGGAACCTTTCCAATAATGGCTTATAATTTAAATATAGAAGACCCCTCTAATTCAGGTCAATATTTAGATTATAACGTTCCCTCTGGTAGTAGAATTACTTTAAATATAAGACAGGAAAGGGTTGGACCTAGATCAGGTAATAGTTTGTGCGAAAGAAGGATAAATGAAATTGATGTAAATCTTATTACCACTAGAGATTACTCTAGTATGGAGAACTGGTTTTATGGTGACAATATTGGTGATGTTTTACAAACAGCAGCACAGACCGAAGTTGGCGGAGGCGATGCTCCTATTTTAAACGAAGTACAACCATTTTTATCTCAGGCTGGGGCTCCAAACTTAGATTCTACAACGTCGACAGACATTGCAACTAATCTAACAACAAATTATTATAGAGTATATAGGAACACAACTACAAATCAATTATCTCTTTTAATTACGGGAACAGAAAGGTGTTCGGGACGCACAGGAATTAGCAAACGAAGGTCAAGCATTACAGCAGAAATACAAGTATTTAGATCTGAATCCGTTATTACTTTTGAGAGTATACCTCAAGACGCAGCGGCTGATGTTTGGTATGAAAACCATTTGTCTTTTCCTATAGACGAGGACGGACATCACCAAGCAAATGTGCAGAATCAAACCGATAACGTGTCAGCTATAGTTGATACCGAATTTGCAAATGTCTATACTTTTGGAAATGGAGTAGAAAGTTATAAAATATTAGATTCTTTAACTGGGAGAACCTTAAACTATGGGGAAAGAGTAACTACCACTACTTCACAAGAATATAAAGAGAGTGACAGAATAGCTGACCTAACTTATAGCGGGGTTTACAATGATGAGTCTAATGTAAATAAATTAAACGAATTTAATTTAGGGTTAGCTAATTTTAAAATATTAGAAGATAGTTTTGGCGGCATACAAATACTTCATTCAAGAAAAACGGATATTTTAGTATTACAAGAAGATAAAATATCTTACGTGTTATCAGGTAAAAATTTACTAACCGATGCCATCGGGGGTGGGGCATTAACCTCTATTCCTGAAGTTTTGGGTACACAAATATCGAGAATAGAAGAATACGGTATAAGCAAAAACCCCGAAAGCTTTGCTTCGTGGGGAGCAAACAAATATTTTACGGATGCAAAAAGAGGAGTTGTATTAACCTTAAAAGGTTCAAGTGCGCAGAATGAACAGCTAGAGATAATCTCTCAATACGGAATGCGTGGGTGGTTTAGAGACACTTTTATAGAGTCTTTTGACACAGAAAAAATTGGTGGATTTGATCCTTACATGAATGAGTATGTTTTGGCTACGTCTTTATCTACAGGGTCCTTATTAGCTGAGTGTGTAAATTGTGGTATTAACAAATCTATTACTTTAACTCCTAACGTGCCATTTACATATTGTGTTGACTTAACAGAGTTTTTAGGAGAAACAGAGATAAAGTATACTATTCCTTTTGAGGGAAACGATGCGGTTAATAGTGAGGCGGGAGTAAATATAGTAACTGAATTAAACTCAAATCAGATTGTTAGTGAAAATGTTTTATCTGGAACAGGATATGTTATAACGGCAGTTTATAATGGAATTACCTATTCCACTGGAAATGTGTTTAAAAGTGGAGTTTTAACATTTAACAAAAACTCAGTTACTGCAACCAAGGTGGACATTACTATAACCACAAGCTCAACATTAGCTGATACCATTCAAGTGGATGTCGAATGTCCAAACTCACAAATTATTAATATTTATAACATAGCTGTAACTAGTAACTCGGATGCAGAAAAATTTATAACAAATGAATACAGGTGGAGTTCGGGAACTTATAACTCGCCTCTTCACTCAGAAAGAGTAGAGTTTTCTACTAGCACCACTAATCCTATAGTCTCACAATACTCTTTGGTTTCAGGACGCGAAGGAGGTGGTGTTATACCAGGT